TCCAACAAATCAAAAAATTCTGCCCCGGTCATATTTCCAGGGGCCAGTCCGAAAAGACTAGCGAATAAAGTAATCAATTCACCATAGCTTAAAGTATCAAATTGAGTATTAAGAAGATTTAATCTAAAAGCAAAACTCTGTGCATCCCATGGATTGCCTGGACTGTAAATATTTAATGTTTTATAAAACCAACGAGGATCTAGTAATGGTTCCTGAATTCCTCTAACACTACTTGGATCTATTTGTTGTGTAGATGGTGGTTGTTGTCTAGACGGTTGTTGAAGATTGTTCATACCTTCTCCACCTGGCGGAGCCATATCTTCATAAAGATTTTTTGTAAGTATGTTAACTTTTTTTTGAAGTTGTTCCGATAGATTCTTGTAGTATTTTGTTATATAGTCCATAGTAAAAATATTTATAAATATTTTCATCTTTATGAAACAACATAATTCATATGTAAAGTCTACCACAGATTATTTAAAAAAATATTCTAAATTTTTAAATGAATCTGTATTAATAACTCCTGTAAAATCGTGGACAGATCAACAAACTAATAATCCTTTATATGGTGGTTCTGTAAATTCACCTCCAGCACCACCACCACCAAGTGGTGGAAATAATTCTAGTGGTGGAGGTGGTGGTCCAATTTTATCCCCCGGAGATGGCAGTTCTGAAGAAGAGAATTTAGAAGCGGGTTTTGGTCTTTTCAATAACTTATTCAGAAGACTTAAAATAAATTTAGATCAATCTGCACGTAGTTATCCAAATGTTAAAAAATTATTGAATAGTACTATGGATAGAATCCAAAGACTTCCGCAAAATTCTGTAATCGTCAAACACTTAATGACTATTGCAAATATTCCCAGACTTCCAGTTGGTTGGTCTGGACCTGTTTATATAAAACCGGGCGCACCATATGGTCCTTGGTTTTATGCACAACATAACGATCAATGGTTTGTATTTGAAAGTTTGCAGTATGAAATGCCAAGTGGTCAGGGAATTGGTGTTTGGATTCCCATGACCCATTCTCCTCCAAATGTTATTCCCCATCCCTCCTCTCCACAATAACTAAAAAAAATACTAAATAATACTATGAATTACCTGACCAATTTCTATAAAAACCGTTGCGAAGTTTTAAATGAAAAACTTTTAATTTTACAAAAACAATACATGTTTTTAACAGAGGCAGAAGACCCCAAAGATGAAAGAAGTGCTCCACCTCCTCCTGATAGGGGGGACAACAGAAGTGGTGGCTCCGGAACAATGGGAGGAGGAAGAGGTCAGGGTGGTGCTGGTGGCGGTGGTGGTCCTATTTTAGATTTTATAGATCCGAATGCATTCCCAGGAATGAGTGCAGAAATTTTAGAAAATTTAGCAAAAATCCAATATTATTTGGATATGATGGAGAATGGCACACCAGAACAGCAAGAAGCTGCATTCGGGTGGCTTTTAAAGCTTTTAAAGAAAAAACCAGATGATTTAACACCCGGCAACGAAGCAGCCAGAGATATATTGCGTAGAGGAATGAGAAGAATTCTTACTCCAGAGCAACGGGCAGCAAGAATAAAAAGATATCTTGAGCTTTACGCTCAAGTCCATAATGGAGAAAATTTGGCAGCTGCCCTAAAGAGACTTAGATCGGGAGATTATTCTACACCAAGAACTGTAATTGATCCGGGTCCTCCAGAAAGAAAAATTACACTGGATGTAATGCATCCAAATTACGATGCTGGACAAACTCCAACCCAGATTGACCCTGGATTAAGACCTCCTAACTGCCCCGGTGGAACCACTCCGGCGACATGGAATCCTTCTGACACAAATCCACCTGGATGGTGGACACAAGACGGAACTTCTCCTATTGGTGCCAATGATAAAGGTGCATGGATATTTACTTCAGGTCCAAATGGGCAAGGTGGTGGATGGATGTGGAGTAGTTCCAGCGATGCAGGTGACTTTACAGCATAAAATAATTTATTTTAAAAGATAAAATATGAGATTAAATAATAAAAATTCCTTAAAATTAAATAATTGTATTTTATCATTATTAAATGAAGCAACTGTAACTACAAACAATCCAAGTTCACCATACATTTCAAGTCCATCCGGAATTGGAGTTGAATATAATCTTACTCCCGGCAATTTAAACCCAGCAAACTGGAATTTAAATCCGGGAGAAGATTTGTTGAGAGACATGTCACCAAATCAACCTAATGGTTATCAAGGAATACCAAGAAAACCGGCAAATTTTGAAAACTTGCCCTCGGATCCTATTTTTTGGGTACAGGAATTTGGAAACTGGACAGAACAATATCAAAACGAAAATCCATTTCCAAATCTATCAGATTTTCCAGATACTCCAGAAGGCAGGCAACAGTTTTCAGAAGCCATGAAAAATTGGTTTAGAACATATTATGCGACATTAAAACAACAATCATGGTATGCTGAATATGAAAGAAAAGTTCATGGAATATTGACACCAAATCAAATACAGCAAGCGTTGGATTGGCTTGCAAGTTTTATTGGACAACTCGAAGGTGGATTTATGACTACACCTACACCACATCATATTACGCTATTTCTTGCTCCCTTTTTAGCTGTCCTTGGTGATATTGGAGCAATTTTGTGGTGCGTATCACAATTGATGACTGCATATAATGAAGGAAGCTGGGAAGAAATTCCCTTTCTGGGAACACAATGGTGGAACGATTGGTTTTCTGATAGGCCAAGCATAACATTTGATGATTATGCACCTTATCTTCCCAATGAATTGGATAGACAGGCGGGTCAATTATTTGGTATCAGGCCAACTGATGCCTATCAACTATCAAATGATTGGGTAGATGACCTTGCCGACAGTTTGTGGAGGAGATCGCACGGCTATTGGCCAGGTAACCCAAGTACATGGAGATGGGGTGGGCCGGGGGAATAAATAAAAAACTACATTAATTTAATATTTTATTTTAATTTTACAATTGGCATACAAAACAATTTACAAACCAAAAAACATAGAAAAATATGTTGGCGATCATACAAAAATAAAGTGTAGATCCCTTTGGGAGAGAAATGTTTGTAAATTTTGTGATGATAATTCTAATGTAATTAAATGGAGTTTTGAGGAACTTCCAATTCCATATATGAATCCATTAGATCAAAAAATTCACAATTATTATCCAGATTTTTTAATTAAATTTAATACAAATGGTTCTATAAAATCTTGGATGTTGGAAGTAAAACCAAAAAAACAAACAATATTGAAAGAGAACGCATCAAAAAAAGAAAAAATAACTTGGATAATAAATAACGCCAAATGGAATGCGGCTGATAAATATTGTAGAGCCAATAAAATGGAATTTAAAATAATAACGGAAAAAGAAATATTCAATGACCTCTCTTCCTAATTTCAATTCTATAGATAACATCAAAAACTTTTTTGCAAACCATAATGGTTTGCAGTTGTCAAATAGATTTGTGATGGCTATTAGTGGATTGCCAAATGGTGTTTCGACAACTGGAACAGTCGAAATACAGGCAGAACAAGTTGAATGGGGGCCAAGAGCCATGTATTTTGTACAGGACAGTTTATCTGGTTATGGAAACGGAAGATTGGTTCCAAGAAGTCAACATATTTTAGCATCTGGTAGTAACGGAATTGTTGCAACCTTTGCAGTTACTAATGACAATTATATTTTAGATTTTTTTAATAGATGGTTTAATTATTTTTATTCAAGTTTTCAAAATAATCCAAGTAGACCATTTATTTTACCATATTATGGTGATGCAGTTGCTCCAGTTACTATTAAACTTTCATTATTAGACCCAAATGGAAATAAAAATAGTGAAACAACATTTTATGAAGTTTTTCCAGTAGAAACGCAGCCACTTTTTATGAGTATGATGAAAGCTGATACTTACATGAGATATGTCGTGACATTTGGTTTTAGAGATTTTACAATGGATTTTAATCCACCAAATTAATATTATGAATTCTTTAAAAAATATTATAGAAAATAATTTTCCAATTTATGAATGCGTTTTGCCTTTTTGTAAAAAAACAGTAAAATTCAATCCATTTAAAGTTAAAGATGCAAAAAACATTTCTTTAATTTTATCAGAAAATTCAAAAAAAATATCTTTGAATGGAATGATTGATCTGCTAAAATCAAATTCAAAAGGCATAAATGTTTATGATTTATGTTTAGCTGATGCCGAATATTTGTTTTTATGCATGCGTGCAAAAAGTGTCGGTGAAACTATTAATTTAATTTTAAATAAAAAAACTATTTCCATTAATATACAAGATATAAAATTTAAAAATTCTTTAAATGAAAAAACAATTAAAATAAATGAAAATTTTTATATAGAGATAAAAACTCCAACTATAGAATTATTATCGAAAACAAATATCGATGATAAAATTGATTATATAAAATGTTTTATATCAAAAATAACTGTTAAAAATGAAATTTTTGATTTTAAAAAATTTGTACCAGAAGATATAAAAGAATCATTAGAAAATTTACCATTGTCATTTTTAAATGAAATGGAAAAGGAATTTAAATTACAACCCGAACTTTATATTAACATAGACACCGAAGAAGGAGAAAGAGAGGTGTCTGGTATCCTAAGTTTTTTTACTTATCCATGAAATTTTTTGATTTAAAAGACTATTATCAAGTAAATTTTAATTTAGTAAATAATTATAAATGGTCTTTAAATGATATTGAAAATATGATGTTTTGGGAAAGAGAAATATACATAAACCTTTTAGCAGAACATAATGAAAAAATAATGGAAAAAATTAGAGTTTCCGGAAAGAGTTAACATGGAAGAAAATCAATATCAATCAGCAAATATAGAAGCAGAAAAAACAATTTTAAATGCAAAATTGCAAGTTGAAAACTTTCTTACCACGCAAGAAAAAGTAAATTCTAGTTATCTTGAAATAGAATTACCAGAAGCTACAATTTCAAATCCACCATCTTTTATTTCTCAATTTGCTGCAACCGAAAATCAAAATAAAAATAATTTAAATGTTGCTCAAATTCAAGAAGAAATGCAGCAATCTTATTTTAAAGAAACACAAAATTTAAAAAATCAAATTGACCAATCCATAATACCATCGTTGCAAGATTTGTATGCATCATTGTCAGATAGAACAAAAAAAGATGATAGCAAAAAATTTGTAGAATCCAGACCAACTTTTATTCCACAAAATTTATTTTTTACTGCAAAAAATTCTTCTATTGCTAGTGCCCCATCTTGGTCATAAAAAAAGCCCCTTTCGGGGCTTTTTTCAATCGTTATCCATTTCAGAGAAATACTGGAGTGGATCTTTTTCTTCAACGTTATCGACTACAGTTTCCTCAACATCATCTTCGATGTTCTTTGATTCAGTAAACTGCGAACGAATATCATCGCCTACAGACTTCTTGAGTCTTTCTTGAAGTTCAGCAAAGCTCTTAAACTGACTCTTATCCACAAAAGGCTTTAGCGGATACTGCTTCTTCCAAATTTCCTCAAGCTTCTTATCATCACCACCAAGCAATGGTGCAGGTGAAGAAAATTCACTTCGGTCGTAGTTTACGTAACCACCGACATTTCTAATCTTGATCTTAAAATCTGCACCAGTCCAGAAGTTAAATGGATCAACAGCAACTTCATCTTGAAATTCTGGATGAGCAAGGCTTTGAATCTTCTGAAAGATCTTGGTGCCATACTGATAAAGGAAAACCTTTCCCTTATTCTCCGGATTAGCTGGGTCTTCAATAACAAGAATATTGGAAATATACGTCAGCTTACGCTTTCGGTTTCGTGCAATATTTTTGTCATCCTCAATACCGCTGTTCCAAAGCTCAGTGTTTGCTGCACAAACTGGGCACTTTTCTCCAATGGTAGTTGGGCAGTTTTCATAGAACCAACCACCCTTCCCCTTGAAGGTATGGCTGTATACTGCTACGAATGGGGTGTCTTCGCCATCAATTTCAGGAAGGAAACGAATTACAGCGTAACCGTTGCCAGCCTTATCAATACCGGGCTTCCAAAGACGATCATCCTTATAACTTTCCTTGGAGGTCATCTTATCAAGACGCTCCGTAAGAGATGCGACTGAATTTTTACTTTTCTTTTTAAAATCTGAAAAATTTGCCATAATAGTGAACCCGAGGGTCTACCTCGGCCTTTCTTTGTTTAGTTTACCACGATTACCGAATTAGTCAATAGGTAATTTTACATTTTTTTTATTTTTAAGCAAATGTAAATTTTTAGCTTCTTGTTCAATTTTTTCAATAATTGGTTTTGTCAAAAGTTTTCCTGAAGAAGATGGATCTATTCCCATCTCATCAGATAACTCTAAAACACATTCCATGAATGTTGAATTTTTTAATTTTACTTTATCTAAAACTTTTTTAGAAAATTTTTCTTTTGCAGCATCATCCATATACATTTTAATTATATCCTCTATTAAAAATAAATCAACATTTAAACCTTATAAATATTCTAGAACTATTTATAGGGAAAATACATGGCATCAGATAACGACGACAACATTATTATTGAAACAGCAGGTTTAACAGCCGCAGTAGCAACAGACGTAGCTACATTTTCCGGTGTAACTGCCCACTTTCAAATATTAAAACTTGCGCACGGTAACTGTGGTATTGCAAATATGGTGTCAAGTACATCACCTCTACCGGTTACTGTTAGCGCTGGTTTGACTGCAACCATAAGCGGTTTCAGCAGCCCCATAACTACACAAGGAACTGCTGGCGGGTATCCTCTTGCGGTTAGTGGCACTATAGTTGCCACCGGTATAACTGGATCTCCTGTGTATGTAAAAACATTTACTGGAAGCCAAGTAGAAATCACAGGAGGACGTTTATACACCACAGCAGATTCAATTTCTGTCTATGGGCCAAGTGGGGCCACCATGCTGCCTGTAAAATTGGTCGGGTCTACTGGCTGGAACATCGGTACAGTTGGCGATGCTATTAAAGTTTCTATTACTGGGGCAACTTTTGAAGCTACCATTCCATCAACAGTAACTGTTGTTGGTCTTTCTGGTGCAACTGCAGTATCAGTAACTGTTGGAAATACCGCAAATATAAATGATACCAATATTTTAAATGGTATAACTGCCATGTATGGGCAAATTGTTGGGTTGAGAGCTGACTTTAGTGCTTTGGGTGTAGGTAGACCAACAACACTAAAAACTGGAAAATTGACTACTACAGCATCTTCTGCAAACCAAATGGATTCTGCGGGATATACTTGTCTATCTGGTATAAACATAAGAGCTCTTTCTACAAATACAGACTTTGTTTATCTTGGAAATACTTCTGCTCTAATTGGAGCATCTTTTGGTTATGCTCTAGATCCAGGAGAAAATGTTTTCTTAGATATTCAAAATACCAATACTGTTTATGCAATATCTAATACAGGAACACAAGTGATAACTTATATGGCTTCATAACATGCCATCTTATACACTAAACATAACACAATCTTTACAAAATTATGGTTTAGAAATATTTGGAAATACTCTAGACCCAGTATTTGTAAAAGGAACAATTGATTCTAAACCAAATGTATCAATTTCTGGTACATCTTGTTTTATTGATTATAGCAACTCTTATAACAATTCTGACAGAGTATATTTGATTAAAATGTTCAAAAATACTCCAGCAGGAACTACTTTTTATTTTTCAAATGGTTTATACTATGATGAAGGAATCAATTATAGAACAGAGGTTTCAGGAATCTTTTCTTTGGGTGGCATTACAAATTCTGATAGATTAATAATAGGAAATATTATTTCTGGTTTTACTTCAGGAAATACTTATTCTTTTTACACATCAGAAAATTTTGTCAATATACCATCTTATACAACTGGATATACTGGATCTACATTATCCAATTACATTTTAAATAATATTGTCAGTTCTTCAGAAAAATCTTTTACCGATATGGGAATATTAGGAGAAGAATTTGATAAAGAAGAATACCTTGAAATTGTAGGATCTTCTAGCAATGTTGGAAAACATAAATTAAATTCATCTTTAAAATTAAAAGATAAAAAAGAAATTATATATTTTCAATCTGGAATAACTAGTGAAAATTTAAAAGCATCACAATGTATTTTAAATCAATATTTAAGAGGAAATGCAAACCCAACAGTTTTATCTCGTAGCAGAAGACGTTTGGGTTGTTATGTTGTCTACGATTCTAATGGAAACAAATTAAATTGTTTTGAAAAACAAAATGAATTGCAAGCATTTTTAAGAGAACAATATGAAAATTCTCTTTATACAATTCAATGGGTTGTATGT